CAAAGTGTGTAGGTCATGTAACAGGGAACAGGATGTTTCGGCATTTCGGAAAGGACGAACGGTGTGCTTGGCATGTAAACAAAAAATCGACCGGACCAGGATCTCTGCGTCCTATGAGTCCTACCTGCGCAACCTATATTCTCACAGTATGTCATCTGTCAAAAAAGGCAGACGCGGTAAAGAAATCGTTTGGGATATAACACCGGAAGACGTTATACGGCTGTGGGAAAAGCAGGACGGTAGATGTGCGTTGTCAGGTGTGTACCTAACCCACCATAAAGACGGCTCTGGCTACAAAGACCACAACGCGTCGCTAGATCGTATATCGGGCGAAGAAGGCTACACCTACCAAAATACTCAATTAGTTTGTTTCCGTATCAATTTGATGAAACATACGCTGTCTGAGGACCTTTTTTACTGGTGGATCAAGACAATCAACGATTTTTCTTGTGATTAATTATTAGTAGAGCTAATATACCGCATGAGCGACATTGAAGTAGTAGCAATTGATGGTTTAGATGCCGCAATTATCGGCTCCACGGTTCGTAACGGGCGGGAAGTGCTTGCTTACAACTACGATAAAGCTATTGCAATCATTGTCGCCAACGGCCACTCAGAAGAGTACGCCGAAGAATGGATCGCAGATGTGGCATCGAGAGAGTTCGATGGCGCTCCTGCGTTTGTGTATTTTGACGACGACCAAGAGTTCTATGGATCAAGCACACCCCCAGGAGTCACCGTCCACTGACCTAGTTAGTGAGCATACGGATTTTCAGTCGCACATGCCCTACATGGGCCTGTCACTGAATGACCTCACAGTGCAGCAAGAAAAGCTCGTCACCCTCATTGCCAGTGGTATGACTATCGCTGCAGCAGGACGTGGTGCTGGTTATGCCAGTGCGCAGTCCGCCAGAGAAGCCTCACTGAGGCCAGCGGTCCAGCAAGCGCTGCAATATTTCCGCGAGCAGATGCGCGAGGAAGTGAAGTTCGAGCGGCAAAACGCACATCTAATGTATATGGACGCCTATCAAGCGTCAGCCACTGCTACTGAGATGAAGAACACAGTGGACTCGTTAGTAAAACTGCACGGCTTATCTCAGCCCGACACAGCCGTCCAGGTAAACGTGAACATGAACGCCACATCAAAGCAGCTAGAACGTCTGTCAGACGAAGAGCTGTTAGAGATCGCTGGCAAAAACACAGCCTATCTAGAACCAGAGAGCGATTAATTATGCCTAGAAGTACTGAATTCCCGCACAACAAAAAACAGGCCGCCGCACAGGTAGCTAAATTAAAAGCTGCCGCTGCTAAGAAGAAAACGGCCGGTAAGTCCTATGGGAAGAAAATGGCCGGTAAGTCCTATGGGAAGAAACTTACAGCTAAGCAAAAGGAATTTGCAGCAATGACTCCCGCCCAGAAAATGGCCGCAGCCGAAAAAGCTGCAAAAGCCTCTGGCTCATTAAAGCCGAAGAAGTCTAACGCTGCACTGATAGCTAAATTAAAAGCTGCCGCTGCTAAGAAGAAAGCTAAGCCCAAGGCTAAAGCTAAGCCAAACACGAATGTGAAAAACTTACCTTTCAAAAAAGGCACTAAAAGCAAAGTAGTGGCGAAGCCTGCTAAGGCAAAAGCTAAGCCGAAAATGAAGCTCTACTAATATATGACGAGCGACGTAGAGAAACGCACCTGTACCAGGTGTAAAAAGCTGCATCCAGCGACTTTGTACGCTGAGACAAGTGGCCTCTGCGTTTATTGCAAAGCGGACGATGTTGATGCGCTACCGACACCAAACTCGCCAAGTGACCCTGAGCTTGAAGCAGAGGAGTTATCTCTTGAAGAAAAAGCTAAAGCAGAACTCGCTCTCCGATTCCTCACAAGGAAACGGCTCCTCCCTTTTGTCGAACGTTTTAACCCAGATTACACAGCTGGCTGGGTCCATAAAGACATCTGCAATAGACTTGAGCAGTTCTCTAAAGATGTGGCTGAAAAGAAGTCTCCAAGACTTATGCTCTTTATGCCACCTCGACACGGTAAGAGCACACTCGCGTCAGTGGCGTTCCCAGCTTGGCACCTTGGTAGACACCCTTAGCACGAGTTCATCAGCTGTTCTTACTCAGGCTCGCTCGCAATGGGGTTCAGCCGTAAAGTACGTCAGCTCTTACGTGAACCGACCTATAAAACTGCCTTCAAAACCAAGCTCGACCCAGATTCGCAGTCTGCTGAAGCGTGGCTTACTACTGATGGCGGGGGTTTTGTTGCTGCCGGTGTTGGCGGCGGTATTACTGGTAAGGGTGCTCATATCCTTGTCATCGATGATCCGGTAAAGAACCGTGATGACGCTGAATCCGCAAACGCCCGTGAAAGTACCTGGGACTGGTATACATCTACAGCGTACACCCGTCTTGCCCCTGGTGGCGGTGTGCTGGTTATTCTTACTCGTTGGCACGATGACGACCTTGCGGGAAGACTACTTAAAGCAGCAGATGCTAATGGCGAGCAGTGGGAAGTTGTTAACTACCCAGCACGGGCAGAGGTCGACGAACAATTTAGAAAGGCCGGAGAAGCGCTCCACCGTGAACGCTACGACGAAGAAGCACTAGCACGAATTGAGAAAGCAGTTGGCCCCCGTGATTGGTCAGCGCTCTACCAGCAAAACCCCGTTGCTGATGATGGTGATTACTTCACTAGGGACATGGTCCAGTACTACGACCAGGACGACGTTGACTATGGCGCTATGCGCTATTACGCCGCATGGGATTTGGCGATCGGTAAGAAGGATCGCAATGACTACACCGTAGGTATGGTGATCGGCGTAGATGAATACGATCAGTTGTTCGTTGTCGATGTAGTACGAGGACGGTTCGATGGTTTCGAGATCGTAGAGCGGATACTTGACCTCTATGAAGAGTGGAAGCCCTCGATCATTGGCATTGAGAAAGGACACATTGAAATGGCCCTTGGTCCGTTCCTCGAGAAACGTGTCCGCGAACGAGGGTTATTTGAAGCCTACTTTAAGGACTTAAAGACTGGGCGAAGGGACAAAGAGGCTCGAGCACGAGCCATCCAAGGTCGGATGCAACAGGGCATGGTATTCCTGCCCAAGGACGAACAGTTTACAGGCCCTTTGGTCGCAGAGCTTCTGCGGTTTCCAAACGGCGTACATGACGATCAGGTCGACGCATTGTCTTGGCTAGGTTTAATGATGACGGAATTTTCGACATATCAAGCACCCGTCTACCATGAGCCCTCGTGGCGCGATCGACTACCCTATCTCGGTAAAGAACTGAGAAGTAAATCAGCTATGAGCGCATAACTATGAAGAAGCAGAAAGTAAGACTGACCCCCGCCGAAGAGCAGCATTTAGCTTCGTGTCAATGGGACCGCTACGTACGAGCCCGCGACCACGGTCACCTCGAATACATACACATGGCGAAGAAGTGTGATGATTTTTACCGTGGTGATCAATGGGATATGGAAGACCAAGATGCGCTAGAAGCCGAAGGTCGCCCCGCCCTTACCATCAATACAGTACTGCCTACTGTTAATACTATATTGGGTGAGCAATCCAGCCGCCGAGCAGACATAAGATTTAAACCGCGAAGAGGCGGCGATCAGGCGCTAGCCGACACCCTGACTAAGGTCTTCATGCAAATAGCCGACAACAACAAGTTGGACTGGGTTGAGCAGCAGGTCTTCTCAGACGGTTTGATTATGGACGGTCGGGGTTACTTCGATGTTCGTATGGACTTTACAGATCACGTTGAAGGTGAGGTGCGGATAACTGCCAAAGATCCCCTGGACATCCTCATAGATCCAGATGCTAAAGAAGCAGATCCTAAGACTTGGAACGAGGTGTTCGAAACTAAGTGGATGACACTTGACGAGATTGAAGAAGCCTACGGTGCGAAGAAAGCTGAACAGCTTCAGTTTATCGCTGAGAATGGCAACAGTTTCGGGCGTGACTCGATAGAGTTTGAAGAACAACGTTATGGTGACCTAGATCCTGGCGACGACCTTTTCGGCTCCACCATATCCCCCGACGAAGAAGAGTACGGAAATATCCGCGCACTACGAGTAGTTGAGCGGCAGTACAAGATCATGTCACGCGTTAAGTGCTTTGTTGACCCAGACACTGGTGATCAGCGTGAGTGCCCTGATGCCTGGTCGGAGTCGAAGGCTAAGAAGTTCGCTAAGCAGTACAACCTGAACCTAATCAGCAAGATGAAGCGTAAAGTCCGCTGGACTGTAACCTGTGATCAAGTCGTACTGCACGATAACTGGTCACCATACAACGACTTCACTGTCGTTCCATTCTTCGCATATTTCCGTCGGGGTAACCCATTCGGTGTTGTGCGTAACCTACTGTCTCC